GTAACGCTCACAACTTCCCACTTGATCTAGCAAGTGCAGAGTCAACAACAGTTGCTCTAACTGCTCCATCAATAGGTTAATAAATACGATTGAGACCTTTCGTGCGGTCTCTACAATCGGAACAACCCAAAGACCTCTTCGGAGGTCTTTTTTTTTATGTCTTGACATTCTTCAGTTGTCGTGATACTGTGTGAAAAGAAATTATCACATACATGAAAATTTTTCTAGACACAGCAGACGTTGATCTGATCGGTAAATATCACGAATCGGGTTTAATAGATGGTGTAACAACAAATCCAACTCTGATTAGAAAGAGTGGTAGAGATCCAGAACAAGTATATAAAGAACTCACAATCATTGGTGTTGATGACATCAGCATGGAAATTGTAACAGATGATTATTTTGAATTTCTTCAAGAAGGCCGAAGACTATTTGAGAAATTTGGTGAAGTCACAACAATTAAAGTGCCTTGTACACCAGATGGATTAAGGGGTTGTAAACTCCTCTCAGATGAGGGAATCCGAGTAAATGTTACTTTGGTATTCAGTCCTGCTCAAGCGATATTGGCGTCGAAGGCAGGCGCTGCCTACGTCTCACCTTTTGTAGGTAGGGTAGATGATAATTCATTTGATGGATTGAATCTAATTAAACAAATTTCAGACATCTATGAAAAACAGTCGGCACTATATACTCCTGTTAGCACTCAGATTTTATCGGCTTCCATAAGAGATGTTGGAAGTGTCAGTGCATCTTTTGAGTATGGTGCAAATATTGTTACAATGCCTCCATCGATATTTGAAAAGATGTATAATCATGTTCTAACAGACAAAGGTTTAGATCTTTTCCAAAAAGATTGGGAAACAGTTAACGCACTTAAAATCTAAATGAAATTTACGATTTATTCAAAGGAAGGATGTATGTATTGTGAACAAGCAAAAAAACTTTTTGACTTGGCCAAAGTTGAGTATAGAGTTTATAAACTTGGAATTGACTTTACCAAAGATCAATTTATATCAGAGTTTGGTTACGGCTCATCATTCCCAAGAATACTTGCGGACGACAAATTAATTGGAGGATGTCTAGACGCATTCAAATACTTAGAGGAAAAAAACTTAGTTTAATGGAAGACATTTACACAATCGTAGATAAAGCAATTGATGTTGCATTTGAAGAAAGTAAATATCATTTAAAGTTCTATGATTTTATGAAATCCTGTAAAACAACAGGAGTTGGAGCTAAGGAGTTTAATCAAAGTTCAACTGCTAAAGAGTTAATTGATTTCATCAGTGACTTGAATGGATATATCAAAGGTGGAAAAGATAATGAACATCAATTACTTAGAGAAGCATACGGTCATCTTGGTAAACCCACCGCAAGAAAGATCAGAGATTACTTTACTGTGATCTTAGAAGACGCTCAGAGATATGAAAAGGAAAGAAGAAGGGGGAGACGAAAAACTAAAACTAAATAAATCAAGTACAAGAGGTAATGTGTTAACACTCGCTCTAACTTTAAGCACTCTTATATCAGTGCTTTTTCTCTTTGTTGGTGGTATAATAGGATGGTTATACAAAGAACACAAACAAAGAAATGACATCTCCGAAATGCATCCTGAGATGTATGATCTAAAAGGAAATATCATTCCAGATGAAATAATTGCTTTTAGATTTGAAAATGTAAATTTTGATAGTGAAATTGACGAGGAATTATGACTACTACACATCCCACATTGGGAGAAACTAGACTACCAAGAAACCCTCTTTTAAGTGAGGTGTTATCATTGGTATCAAAACAAAAAACAAAAGCGAAGAAGATTCAAATTCTAAAACAGTATGAGTCTTTACATCTTAAATCTATTTTGATTTGGAATTTTGATGAATCTGTCAAGTCAATGCTTCCAGATGGCGATGTTCCATTTAACAGAAACGAGGCTCCTGCTGGAACCGAACATTTACACCTTGCATATGAGTGGAAAAAGTTGTATAATTTTGTTAGAGGTGGGAACGACTCACTTCGACCTATGAAAAGAGAACAACTTTTTATGCAACTTCTAGAGGGTCTTCATCCTGACGAAGCAGAGATTATCTGTTTAATTAAGGATAAAAACTTGAAGAAGAAGTATAAGTTAACTCGTGCCATAGTTGAAGAAGCGTTCCCCGATATACAATGGGGTAATCGAAGTTAGTAATGTCAAAAACTAAAACTAGAGACGAAGTGATGTCTGAAGCTTATTGGACACCAAAAGAAAAAGAAGACTTGAATAGTAAGTATTCAACAAGTCTTGTAAAAGAGAATTGCAATCAGGAGGACATGAATGATAGGTCTCTTCCTTCTGATGCTTATATTGTGACGTATAAAATTCAAGGTGAAGTTCGTAACGATCTTGTTAGATGTCATGCAAAGGTAAATATTTTTGATATGTATTATGATAAATTTGGAGCAGATTCTATCGTGAGTATTGAATATGGGCCTGGAACTGTAAGTCCAAAAATATGGGGCATTGCATCACCAAATAAACCTAAGAAAAAAGTGAGGAGAAACTCATGAATGAAGAATTGATTCGCGACCAAATCAACGACATCATTGAAGGAGAAATACAGAATGGAATTAACGACTTTTTGGAAGAGAAACAAGAAAAAGAAAAGAATCAGGGATTGGGTTTTGTCACTTCAGAGGAAGCAAAAAAACTTAAAGTCAAAGTCTTTAAAGACGAAGTTGACAAAATAATGAAGCAATATAAAAAACTTAAGAAAAATCAAAAGTCAAATCTATCCCAAATAAAAAGATTGGGATTGGTTGATAAAAATGGGAGGCCACTCTAATGGACAGAGAAAAGTTAAAGGTTATGATCAAGGACTTGAAAAATGTTGTAAATGCGTTAGAATGTGAAATATACTCTGATGAAGAGTCATATAAAATAAATCTAGACTATGACGAAATCGTCAATCACATTACAGATTATGATGAAGTATTTGAGGATGATGACGGGTAACAGTGATGACCCCCGTTATTCAGAAGAGAAGTTACTTTTAAGAGCAGCTTGTTTTCGATGTCTTACACATCACTTAGAGGAACATACAAGAGCCGTGTATGAGTTCGCTACCATATGGTGTGAAGAACATGATAATGTAGGTGGAATTGAACAAGGATTTCAAAACTATCTAAGGTCATACGCAGAAAAAGCTTATGAAAAAAGTTAAATTAGTATCAGTTACACCTGATGCAGAAAAAACAATGGCATACATTGCCAGAGTATCTAATCCAAACAATCAAGAAAATGAAAACTTCTCTGGATTGTTGAGGTATTGTATTGAACATGAACACTGGTCTGTGTTTGAACAATCATCAATGACTTTAGAGATTGAGACAACTCGTGCAATTGCAGCACAGATACTGAGACATCGCTCATTTACATTTCAAGAGTTTTCTCAAAGGTATGCGAAGAGTAATGAACTTGGAGAGATTGAACTTCCAGACTTGAGAAGACAGGATAAAAAGAATCGTCAAAATAGTATTGACGATCTTGATCCCTTTGTACGTCAGAAGTTAGAGGCTCAAATGATCACTCTCTTTAGTTCTGCACAATCATTATATAATCAAATGATTGAAGAGGGTGTTGCAAAAGAATGTGCAAGAATGGTTCTGCCATTATGCACACCAACAAGAATCTACATGACAGGTTCTTGCCGTTCTTGGATACATTATATTAATCTAAGATCTGCACATGGAACACAAAAGGAACACATGGAAATAGCAGAAGAATGTCGTTCAGTATTTACCGAACAGTTCCCTGTTGTATCTGAAGCTCTTGAGTGGATCTAAATAATATTACAAAACGTTAAAACTTATGCCTACATATCCTGTTGTTAACAAAGAAACTGGAGAAAAAAAAGAATTATCAATGAGTATGCTTGAATATTCCTCATGGAGAGATGAAAATCCAGAGTGGGATAAAGATTGGTCTGAAGGATGCGCTGGTCTTGGAGAAGTTGGTGAATGGAAAGACAAACTTATCACCAAAAATCCTGGCTGGAATGATGTTTTACATAAAGCATCCAAGTCTCCTGGCTCTAGAGTTACCAAGATAAACAAGTAATGGCAAGAAAAAAAGATTCTCCTATCGGAGTAGGAATGACTGCTAAACAGATGAAGAGAAAACGCCCCATTAATTCGGATCTCTTAAACAAGATTGAACCGATTACAGATAACCAAAAGACACTCTTTGAAAG